TGTTGCTGAGGTTGTCCAGAAGATTAGTCTTACTAACTGTGTGTCAACTGTTGCTGGCTTTGGTGCCTCCGGAAATTTTGGAGGCGCTGTGGCGAAGCGTACAGAAATAAGACGCACAATCAACGTGGGTGTGAATAGTTCTTTGCCTGTTTTTACAACCGGCCAACTATCGCTCCTGCACAAAGCAGACGCAGTTGCCTTGATCTTTTTGTTTTTCAAGGGAATAATGCGTTAACACGAGAGAAAACTCATGTCAAAAACAATCTTGGATGGCGTAACAGACGTCACCTACACCGGCGGAAGCTCCTTAACTTTTGTTGAGCAACCTAGTAACACAGCAGGCACAACTTATGTCGATACAACTGGCACGAGTGGTCTGCGGGATTCCATACGACTTGTTGGTCGTCCTGGAAGTCTCAATCCGACAACCGGAGGCGTTCAGCAGAAAGCAAAATCTACTGCTGTTGCAACGATGGTTGTACAGGATGCTGTTACCGGTGAAATCAGATTCGGATCTATCCGAATCGAAGTTACTGTGGATCCACGCGACGCTTCAGCTTTGTTAGCTGAGTTACGCAACCGTGGATGTCAGATACTTTCCGAAGATGCTTATGCTAACTTGTTCATTTACGGACAGGAAGCGTAGCAATCATCAACATATAATCCAAATAAGGATATATTATGAAAGACCAAACTAGGCCTTACAACACTGATGTAGCTATGCTAAAAATCCAGCGTAAGCTCATGACAGACCTCATGTCTGACACACCGAAAAGCGTTACATGTAAAATAGATTTATCGGATATTAAGAAGTTCCGAAAGTCTAGCTGGCCTCAATACAACGAGGCTGGACATTACGTTTTCGCCAAACTGTATCAATGCGAGAGTTTTCTCAAAAGATACACGTTTGAAGACGATCTTTACTCGGACAAACATCTCCGAGAGTCGACTTTGCGGGATTTCCGCCATTCGCAGACACAGTTTTGTCTGCCTGAGGTGCGTACGCCCGTTGTCCAGGTTGCATTCGAAAGAGCGCGGGACATTTGTCACGCGATACTCGGTGAATTTAACCAAGACGAGTTCGACACACTGTGTAAATGGGGAAAACGTGCAGCGAGAGGGCTTCCTGCAAAACGTGCTTACTTAGACGTTCGCGTGAAGAACCTTACTGCTACAGAAGCTCAACTGCATTGGTTTGAAAAGTTCTTTGATGATGATCCCATTTTTGCGGATTGTGTACAAAGACCCGATGCTGTTGACTCTGTCAAACACACAACTGTACCAAAGAGTTATAAAGCTCTGAGGGGAATAGCGCCGGATACTTCTTTTGGCGGTTTCCTTTCGCAGGGGCTAGGGCAACTATTGCGGCGTCGTCTGGAAGACGGCACACCGATAGATCTTAGTAGCGCAAAAGCTACCCACATGAATCTTGCAAAACAAGGTTCACGTACGGGAAAGCTTGCTACAATAGATATGTCCAAGGCCTCTGATAGTTTTGTTTGGGACCATATTGACTACATGGTTCCAGATAGTTGGAAGCAGATTTTGAAAGATGTCAGGACCCCC